ATGAATTACAAACATCTGGGGCGTACCGGTCTGCGGGTGAGCCGCATCGGTCTCGGTACCATGAATTTCGGTGAGCTGACGGATGAGTCTGCCAGCTTCAGGATCATGGATGAAGCCGTGGATGCAGGTATCAACTTTTTCGATACCGCTGACGTCTATGGCGGGCCGCAGTCACCGGATATGGCAAAGGGTTACGGAACATCCGAAGAAATCATCGGTAATTGGCTGGCGCGTAGTGGTCAGCGTGACCGGATAGTGCTGGCCACGAAAGTTTACCAGCCGATGGACACGGGGCCGAACGACAAATACCTGTCTGCCTACCATATCCGCCGGGCCTGTGAGGCCAGCCTGAAAAGGCTGAAAACGGACCATATCGATCTCTATCAGATGCACCATATCGACCGGAACACGCCCTGGGAGGAGATCTGGCAGGCCATGGAACAGCTGATCCGAGAGGGTAAAATCAGCTACGTTGGCAGCAGTAACTTTGCTGGCTGGGATATTGCCACTGCACAGTGCAAGGCTGACGCGCGCAACCTGCTGGGGCTGGCATCGGAACAGAGCCTGTACAATCTGACCCAGCGCACGATTGAGCTAGAAATCATTCCGGCGCTGCGTCATTACGGCATTGGCCTGATCCCCTGGAGCCCGGTCGGGATGGGGATGCTGGGCGGTGTTCTGAAGAAAATTGCCGGTGGCCGCCGGGCATCACCGCAGTTGCAGGCACAAATCAACCGCCTGCGGCCACAACTGGAGGCCTGGGAAACACTGTGTGATGAGCTGGGGGAAACACCATCAGACGTCGCGCTGGCTTGGCTACTGCAGAACTCGGTGGTTAGCGCCGTGCTCAGTGGTCCGCGTACAGTTGAACAGCTCCGTCAGAATCTCAATGCCCTGACGCTGTCTCTTTCAGACGATACGCTCAAAAGGCTGGATACCATCTGGCCGGGGCCAGGCGGAGAGGCACCTGAAGCTTACGCGTGGTAAAAGGTTATCAGTGTTAACAATTACCGGCCTTCGGGTCGGTAATTACATTATTTCGGCGAAATTTATTTATTACCTGAAGATGTTGTACTTTTCATCAATTCTTGGATGTCCGCTTTTCGCTCATAGCGGACCTTCAGCTCAGTCAGTCTGTCCGTTTTGTGCCAGGAACGGAAGTAGCTAATAACATAGTTGGATAAATTGGGAGCAGATCACAGGCCCCCCCTTAATTCAAGAGCCTTTAGGAAACAGTGATGTATCTGCTCAATGAAATCCTGAGCAAAGCACGACGTCAGGACTGCCGCTGACCTCTACATTGTAGGCAGTGGATTCGGCACCCCTCGTCTGAATAAGTTATTTCCTGTTCACTTAAGATGCGACTGATTTCAACGCATTTTGCTCTAAGCAAAGTGGCTTATACTTAAGTAATCAAGACCATTACTTACCAAGACAAAGAACATCCTCAAATATGACAACTTGATAAAAAAAGTTATTGATATTACCCAGACAGCCAACTGTTCAAGTAAAAGAGATTGATTGAAAATTGAGCACAATGAAGATAACTTAATGAATCCTATAATTACAAATGGAAACATTAAGACATGTCCAGATGCACAGCGCCAAGACAAGGTCACCGCTCAGCAAGCGCACGAGCAAATTGCCCTGCATGCGGAGGTCGCTTTAGCGGCTACCGTTCCTATTCCACTACTTCCTATTCTTCTGCTGGAGGCAATGGAGGAGGCAGTGGAACTAACTCTTCCGGACAAAGCAGAAGTAAACCTCGCTGGTCTCCGGCAGGTTCATCCGTGCTATACACACCAAACGAGATACGTTCTCTTACTCCTATACGTGAAACCGTTGAGACTCGAGCAACACAGCAACCCGATCTTCGCGATGTCTTTCTATGCCACGCATGGGATGACAGGCAAGGCGCGGCAAAGGAATTACATGACTTACTTGAAGCAGCTGGCGTAAAAGTCTGGTTCAGTGAGAAAGATCTCGGACTAGGGGTACCGATGATGCGGGCCATCGATAAGGGGCTGGCAAATTCACGAATCGGACTTGTGCTGGTAACGCCGGCGTTGCTCAATAGGCTTCCCAAAGAAGGCGTTGCGGACAAGGAGCTATCAGCACTTTTAGCGGGTAACCAACTTGTGCCCATCGTGCATAACACTACCTATGAAGAACTTCGTAATGTGAGTCCTTTGCTTGCTTCGCGTAGTGGCTTAGACACGCGCGAAGACACCATGGCCGTTGTCGCGTCCAAAATCGCCGAGCTGGCGACCCTGTAGTGGTGTTATTCGTCAGGAGTAATCGACATGGGTGTAAGAAGAGTGTTCAGGTTTAAGCTATCACTAAATACGGCAGGCCTGATTCATAGGCCTGCCGTATGTCGAAAAAAACGAAGGAAAGAAACTGATACGAGTCATGACGGCACCGTGTGACCTGCTCCTGTTTGTTAACACAGAACGCTGTTAGCAATTTCTGCTCTTCGCTCAAAGCGGACCTTTATGAGCATAGAGATGCCGCGGTTAAGCGGCATTCTCTTCTACATTCACCTTACTTTCTGGTGTGTGAGAAGCGTTTCAGGTCGAAATCGATAATTGCTCGTTGGTCACGGAAAATGCCGCAACGACCGTAACGGATCAATTCGTCCCGTGCAATGGCTATGCGTATGTATTTCTCTGCGGTGGTGCGATGCAGATCGAACATCGCAACGACTTCTTTCGTCGTGATACGGCCATGCTTTTTCACCAACTCAATGATCCTTGAAATGATTTGATTGCGTTCACTCTGTGTTTTTGGTCTCGGCATCGGTTACGCCCTCCCCGCTTGGCGCAGGCAGTCTTTACGACGCTTGGCGATACGGGCGACCTCAACAGCACTACCAGCTATGCCAAACATTTCTGAATACACCGCAGCAGCTCTTCGCCATAGCCCCTTATCCTCAAGTGACTTCGCTTTCTGCTCAGCAGCCTGCATCCTTACTGGATCACTTTTTTCCACCATGCACGGGATGATAACGTCTGGAATATCCGCGTGTGGTACCGCCCTGTATGTGTACTGAACGCTATCACGTGATCGAATGATCACGCCTTCGTCACTGAGTTCACGCAGCAACCTGCCCGCTGTGCCGCCAGCCAAGTCCAGCGCTTCGGAAACATCGCCAACGGCGCAGTTCGGTTGATAGCGCACAAATACCGCCACCTTCTCTTTTTGTGTTAATGCTTTGGTCATTGGTCAATACTCGATTAGTTCGTTAAACCTGCCGCTTTACGGCGTTGGTATTCTTCCATCAGCAGCTGTGCCGGAGTTGGTCCTGCCGGATGCTGCGGTGCAGCTAGCTGTCGACGGATTGGTGGAACTGAAAGCCCGTTGCTTACGTGCTTCGTCCATTTGGTTAATAACTTCTTTGCCAGTTTTTTAAGTTCCCCCTCGGTCATCTGACGCTCAACACCAGTTCTGCGCATTTCGATGCAGATGTGATAGAGCACCGGCTGAGGCCAGGGGTATTTGTCACTACCCGAAAAAAGATACGACTCGTTACGCCAGCGACGGTATTCATTCATCACCCGGTCAGATGTCAGCCCGAACGGATTGGCACCACTCTCTGAAACCAGCGAAACGAACTCAGCAAGATCCGGGGGCCATGTATTACCTACTGCGCAACGGTCCATGCATTGCTGACAAACCAGTTTGATCTGGTTTTCAGTCATCGAACCTATCTGAGCTATCCACAGGGCCGTGGGTTCTGCCCCATTCTTCTGCGTCCAGCGGTTCGAGAAGATTTCCCCCATCACCTGCCATAACCGCCACGCCGTCTCCGTCGCCATCAAGTCCGTTCCGGCGTCGCCACTCTGCGTGTGCTGACTGTATTTGCTGAACAGCCCGGGATGCTGCTGGCTGTGGTCGAACTGATGCATTATCGGTACCTCCCGTTTGTGGTGCTTTCAGAACCTTTGCGCGATCCAGGTGGCGAGCGAACTTCTGCTCCCATTGAATTTGATGAAACACTTTCCCTTCGGCTTGCCAGTAAGCGATGAAGCTGCTCAGCTCGGCTTCGATATTTATGCCCGCCTTGATCGGCATTCCCCACAGATTTGCCTGTCGAGCAAAGTCGGCTGTTGGATTCCAGTTTTTAAACATCCGGAATTTGCCGAATGGCTGCTGTTGCCCAATTCCGATACCTGGCTGATCCGGATAATCAGGAATAACAGGTTCGACCAGTTCTCTATATGTGGGGTTTAGATCTTTATGGTTCCTTGGTAGATTCCGTGTCCCGTTTTTGGGACTGTTTAAAGGGAAAAACGGTACTCTTTGGTTAAAATCTGAACTGTTAACAATCCCGTTTTTGGTACCCTTATCACCTGAAATAGTCCCGTTAATGGCACTGTTTGTATTAACAGTTCCGTTTTCGGTACGGTTCAAATTAACCGTACCGTTTTTGGGATCCTTTAAAGAGTTCCGGTTTTGGGTCTGTTCGGCATCGGGGATGCTTTCCTCAACACCGACCAACTTGTACACAGGAATTTGCTTTGTCCTGCCGCGCCGTTCACCTGTATCGACAACCAGGCCCATTTCCTGCAGATGCTGCAAGCCTGCAAGCACCGTCTTTCTGTCCATCTCAGTAGCCTCTGCAAGCGCAGCGACAGATGGATAAGCGCACAAGTCAGCGCCGCACATATCAGCCAGCCAGGTCAGGATCGCCTTACTGGAGGATTTTCCGGTCTTAACTTTCTTGGCCCACCGCATTGCATCAATGCTCATGAAGCCTCCGGGTTGAATTCATTGGTCAAAACTCGATTAAAAAAATTGCGGCGCTACGGCGCTGATACTCGCCAGTAGTGGTCCCGCCGCATCAGCAGGTAACATGTTGAACAAGGCGATTGCCGCTTCGCGGATCTCCTTCTCAAGCTTTTGTAGCGGTGCGCCCAGCAACTTCGCCTCATGCGCCTCACTGCATTCTTTGATAGCGCTCGCCACCAACTCGGCTTCCGTTCTGGCATTACTGAGGCCATGCTTTCTGGCGATCTCAATGGGCATAGAGGCGATGATTGCCCCCGACAGTTTCATGACGTAAGCGGCGTATTTTTCCGAGCCACCTTCGTTTTTCAGATAGCGGAATAAATTCTGCTTGTTGACCGCGATACCGCGGCCCCCTTCCTTCGCCCACTGCTCTGCCACCAGCTGAGCGATCTTTTCCTGAGCCTGGCCGGGCAAAGTGGATTCCCATTCCCGCACTGCAGCTTGTATTGAACGGTGCTTAAGGTTATCTCGCCGATGCGCCATAAACTGATTTTGAGTTTTCAGCGGTCCGGCCAGGCGTTGGTTATGATGTTGATATGTAGCTGACTGCATGATTAAGCCTCCTTCTGAGGTAAACCATCTGTTGCGTTGGGATAGAGGTCTGGACGTAATTCATGCGGGGTGACTTCCCAATCCAAAGCTCTGCATGCGTTTAAAACCTCTGTGCTTGCTACCTGAGTACGAAACCAGACAGATACAGTCTGCGAGTTTTTACCTAAGCGGCGTGCCAGTTCTGATTGGCTGCCACACAGCGAAATAATTTTTTGTTGAATGTGTTCTTTCATGCTTCCTCCCAATTTATGAATCACATGATTGATAAATAATTTGTCAATGTCAAGAAACTTAATCAATCACATCTGATAAGAAAGTTTGTATGCTTGCTTATGGGTTTGATTTGGATACGAACATGAACTTCGAAGAAAGACTGTTACGAGCTCTTGATGAAGCCGGGATATCTCAATCTGAGCTGGGCCGCAGGGTGGGGGTAAACTCACAAACGGTTAGTAACTGGTGCAATACAGGTAATTTCCCTCGCAAGGAAAAGTTGGCTTTATTCCCGGAAGCATTAGGTAAGCCACTGTATTGGTTCTTTTTATCTGATGAAGAAGAGGCGCATCTTAAGGCAACCAGCGAAAGCAAAACGGTATTGAACGAGAAACAAGCTGCGTTGTTGGAAGTTTTTGATCAGTTACCTGAAGTTGAACAAACCAGGTTCATACAGCTGGCCAGCGACCGCCTCGAAGAGCTCGATAAATTTATGGCTGAATTTCTCAGCAAACGGAAGATTGAGCCCGCTCCAACCAAAGACTGATAAAGAACACTCTAAAGGCCGCATTTTGCGGCCTTTTTTTTGCCTCTAGTATCTCCTCAGTCCTCCTCTAAAATCATCACTACAATTATTTATGTCAATTAAGTATTGACCTATGACATATTTATTTGTAGCCTGATTTTAGAAAATCAGTCATCAAGGCAGGACGCCCACGAAGTAGCTGCCGGTGGCATACGAAACACCGGATGAGATGGCAAGACAATCGCGCAGCAGGTTTACCGTTCCGCCAGCCTGGCGTTAAAGGCACACAGGAGTTAACCATGATCGATTTCGCACGCAAAAAAGCTGGCTGCCAAGCCGTTCGCTTAAATCTGTTTGAAGTTCTGGTTCGTAAGCTTTGCTACTTACTGGCCCAAAAAGGCAATCCAGAGCTAAAAGCATGAGCTCGTTCTTTGCCCTGATCGTTACCGTCTGTGCCCTCACCGGGGAATGCTCAGACATCATGCTCGGTGTATACAAAACTGAATCTGGCTGTGATGCAGCTGCCAAAGAGCAGCACATTAAAGGAGTGTGTTACCCATATAAACCGGCTGGAGATCAACAGCCTGCTTTCAAGTTTTAATCGAGTTATGACCAATGGCTGTTACCAGCCCCTAAAAGCACAAAACCCGCGCAAGGCGGGTTAAGTACCCGGTCAGCCGACCAAAGCTTTCCGGAATCGAGTTTTGACCAATGACCACTACCCAAGGCGGCAATCACTAGCTGCGGGTATCTTACAACCAAAATTAAGGACCCGATATGGAATTCTTTCATTTAATCAAGGCAACACAGAAATCCGGCAAAGAAGATGCCGTTATCTGGTTCACTGCTAAATCAGAAGCGCGAGCCAATTTGCAGCTGGATGTTGAGCTGGAAGATGCTGGCATTGAAACCGGCCGGGGCAAGGATTATAGCAAACCTGTCCGTACCGATTTCCCTGTTTACAACGACCTGCCGGAAGAAAGCACAGTAGATTACACCTGGTGCAAACGCTACGAACTGCAGGACGATGGACGCACCTGGCTGCCAAAGGCTGGTGCTGAGTCTACTGGAGCCGTGGACAACACCACTGCCGCTCAGGAAGCGACCACTACAGTTGAAACCACCGTCGAGAGTGTCCCACTTGAAAACCGCACTCCAGCAGTACGTTTTGCCGTTCACCTGACCAGCGACAAGTATCAATCACACATCACAAAAGAGCAGCAACTGGCTGCCAGCGAAATGTCACTGGATGAAGGCAACACCTATCTTCAGAACCTGCTGCTGGCGAAGAGCAACATCCCTGAAGTTGCCGAACTCAGCCTGAACGCTGAGTGGAAACTCGTTCAGGCGGTTAAGCAGGTATTCGCGCCAGATGAAACGCACGAAATTGATGATATCGCTGCATTCTTGGCTGACTGGGCTAAAGCAGATGCCAGCGATCGCAACCAATTAGTGGAAGCCTGGCGCAGCGGAAAATTTACCCACGTGAAATCTGAAAGCACCAGCGACACCGGCGTTATAGCAGATCAGGGTCTTGAACCTGATAACGGTATCCAGATTGACGAGAATGATGACGAGACCACACGTTATCCAGTCGTTCGCATGCCCTTTCGCAAGCATCTACTCGCCCAGTTCACCTCCGACGAACTGCGCCACCACATTACACGCGATGAATACGAAGGTATCAGCGCGCTGGAGATGGACACTGACAATAGCTATGTCCAGAACCTGCTGCTGGCGGCAGAAAACTGCGAACAGGTTAAGGGTTACGACACCAAAGACCTGTGGCGCTATACCGACGCCATTCGCAAAGTGTTCAGCCAGGAAAAGCGTCACGAACTCGCTTTGGTTCTCCGATTCACCAGAATCTGGGCGGCGACTGATTACATAGACCGCGGCCTGCTGGTAAAAGAATGGGCCAAAGGCAATCGCATTGCAGAGATACAGCGTACTGAAAGCGGTACGAATGCTGGCGGAGGCAACAAGACCGACAGAAACCCTGACCTTAAACATGATCTCGACACTCTCGATTTAGAGATTGCGCTGGCCACGTTACCAATGGATTTCAACATTTACGATATCCCTGGTGGTGTTTTCCGTCGGGCAAAAGAGATCGTTAGTAAAAAAGAAAGTCCATTCAAAGAATGGTCTAAAGCTCTTCGTGCAACTCCGGGAGTTTTGGATTACTCGCGTGCAGCTATCTTTGCACTTATCCGCAGCGCTCACCCTGAGCATTACCTGTATCCAGCACGTCTCAGCGGATTCATTAACGCAAACCTGACTGAAAGCGATCATTCTGCTCCATCAGACCAAACTCTTGCGGCTGCGCGCCATAACCCTGAGGTGAGCTGGACAAACGAGGTAACTAATGACTCTGCTGTTGAAACTGGCGGCCAGAATGAGGGGACTCAGGTCGACGGCGACACGCAGCCGGTTCTCGAAAAAGTTGGTAATGGTCTTTTTTCTATTGAAGGGGTAGCCACCAGCAACGCTGCAATCGACCAACAAAATACCGCGGCGGAGTACGTTGATAATGTGCAGATGGAAGAAACTGGCAATGATGAAACCCCGAACGGTGCTGCGTTATCAGAAGGCACGGTAGAAACTATCTCAAGTGCAAGCGCTACTGAAACTTATAGCAGCACAACTGCCATAAATAATGACTCCGATCATCATAATCATGCCGAGCCTGAAATGCTCTGTACACACCTTATGATCGACATTGAAGCTTTTGGTAAAAAGGCTGATTCACCAGTCGTATCTATCGGGGCCGTATTCTTTGATCCATCTACAGGTAATACTGGATCGGAATTTTACAAAGTGATTAGCCTGGAGTCTGCCATGGCCAGCGGCGGGGTTCCGGATGCATCTACCATAATCTTCTGGCTTAAAGCTTCGCCTGAAGCTCGTTCAGAGTTAGTGATGGATGATGCTATTCCGCTCGATGACGCCTTGCTACAGCTAAATGAGTTTATAGCTGAGAATGCGGCTAACGGTCCTGATTCTGTACAGGTCTGGGGGAATGGTGCCACTTATGACAATGTCCTGCTTGAGGCATCTTATGACCGGACGGGGATCCCCTGTCCATGGAAGTTCTGGAATAACCGGGATGTAAGAACCATTGTCGAGTTAGGTAAAGCCATTGGCTGCGAGCCTCGCTATGAAATCCTATTTGATGGAGAACCTCACAAGGCTATTTCGGATGCGCTTCATCAGGTCAAATATGTGTCAGCAATCTGGCAGCGTCTGACTGAACACTGATTTTTTAATTTCAGAATATGGCCCGAATATGGGCCATTATGAGGTAAATCACATGCTTCAAATGCTGACTTTAGAAGAATGGGCTGCGGAAAAATACCGGAGTAATCCTCCAAGTCTGAATACTTTACGCCGATACGCTAAAGAGAGCCTGTTCACTCCCCCGGCCACCAAAGAAGGAAGATACTGGCGGGTAAGAGAGGACGCTGAGATTACAGGTAATTTGACCCAGCCCGTTATAAAAAAATCTGATTCGCCAATGCTTCAAAGGATACTGTCTGATGGCTGCTCGACCACGTAAAAACAACGTCAAGATACCTAATCTTTATCCGCTCTACAGTCGTAAGGTAAATAAAATCTACTGGCGCTATAAGCATCCTGTTACTGGTAAATTTCACAGCCTCGGAACTAACGAGGCTGAAGCAACAGCAATAGCAATAGAAGCTAATGCGCGACTAGCTGAACAGCGTTCCAGGCAGGTTTTGGCAATAAGTGACAAGATCGCCGCCAGCAAAGGAAAAGCGATATCAACGAATACATGGTTGGATCGTTATTGGAAAATTCAGGATGAAAGACTGGAGAATGGTGATATCAGGCCGAACACTCATAAACAAAAGGCTAAACCCGTCGCCCTACTTCGCGAGAGCGTAGGAATGAAATTGATATCAGCCGTCGATGTTCGGGATGTTGCCCAGATACTGGAGTCCTATGTTGCAGAAGGTCAACCGAGGATGGCCCAGGTAATCCGCTCTGTTTTTATCGATGTTTTCAAGGAAGCCCAACATTATGGCGAGGTACCGCCGGGTTATAACCCGGCTCTAGCTACAAAACAACCGCGCAGGCGGATTACCCGACAGCGTCTAAACCTCGACGAATGGCAAAAGATTTTCGAGATAGCTGATGCCCGCCATCAATACATGGGCAATGCAATGCTATTGGCTCTCGTTACTGGTCAACGCCTTGGGGATATTTCCAACATGAAGTTTAGCGATATTTGGGATGACCATCTTCATGTCGTACAGGAGAAGACAGGGAGCAAGCTAGCGATTCCATTATCCCTCAGACTTAACGCGATTGACTGGAGTTTGAGGGATGTAGTTGCGCGTTGCCGTGACTATGCAGTGAGTCCATACCTAATCCACTTCTTCCGGGCAACGTCAATGGCAGAAAGAGGTGCTCAGGTTAAGTCGAACACCTTAACAATGAATTTCAGTAAGGCTCGTGATAAAGCAGAAATAAATTGGGGAGATGGGACGCCAGCAACTTTTCATGAACAACGTTCTTTAGCAGAACGTCTTTATGAAGCTCAGGGTATCGATACCCAAAAGTTGCTAGGCCATAAATCGCCTAATCAAACCGCTAGATACCATGATGATCGCGGCAAAGGATGGACAAAGATTGCCCTGTAAATACTGGGCAATCTTTTAGGTTAAATTAATTTGATGACGGTGCGTTATCTGTTTGTGATGGAGGGTCATTTGATATGATCAAATTGAATTGACCTCGAGCAACATGCCCATTCTCTGTAACTTCTAAGTAGCTGATTCTAACAACTTCACCAGTAACTATAGCGCTTGCAAGAGCTTTAAGTTCTTCTGGTCGAGCTATGTCTTCAGCAACTTTGATAGTAAAACTTTCTCCATTGCTAACTCTGATTACGCTTAGATTTAGTTCAGTACTCGTCATTCCAGAACGTGAGATGCCTTTGATGTAAAAGTTGTCGAAACGTTCAGTTCTCTCTCTTTCGATGCTTTGTCGATTTTTATAATCTTGAAGCGCAGCTCCGTCATAAGTCCGATTACCAAGTTTCACAGACTCAGCGTCTTGCGCGACTGATTTAAGCAGCGAAGATTTACCTTCTTCTCCGTGAGCTTCAATTTCACGACTAACAGAAGTTTCACCTCTGCGCTTAACTTCTGCACCCAACTCGAATGAGCGAGTCATACCGTCAACCACCGTTTGGGTTGTCTGAGTTTGAGCATTAACATCAATAGCATGGTCTTGGCTATTGGTATGCAGATAAAAGCAAGTCCCTGCCGTCAAAGCGACAATAAGTGTTATGAGAATTGCCATTTTCTGGACGCCAGTCATACCGTCAAATGCTCCAGTTAGGAATGCGAGAAAGTGATTGAAAGTTGAAGACCAATCAGTCTCGGAGTCTGTCGAACCTTCCTTTATTTGAAAAATTACGTCTAGAGACTGCTTATCTTCATTAGTTAGACGTTGAAGGTTTGAGGTTCCGTACTTTGCCAATGCATAAGCCCTTTGGAAAGACTCATGCATACTCGCGAGCCCGTAAACCATTGAACTTGTGAGTGAGGAATGGAATTTTTCTCCCTTCACATTGATATGAAGATTGGGCCATCCCCGAAATTCTAGATCTACTGGTAGCTCAGCACCAGGCTGAACATCTTCCATGAATAAAAATCTTTCAACTTCAGACCAAAATGATTCTGCATCATCAATTACTACCGCTGCGTTAGTCAT